CATATCTGCATGATTTTGTTGTAGATCAGGCATACCAGTAGTCAACAGTTTTGCGTAAATTCCAACTTGCACTGGAATATGTGATACTGCTTTTGCTGCTTTGATATCTGATGCGCTATATTCGTTTTGTTTCATGTATTCATACACATAACCACGCAAATCTGCTGTCTTTACATTCTGATAATACAATCGTGCAAACGCTGTACGCTCTTTATGGAATTTATCACCAGACCATGTTTCTGCCGAAGACCAATCAGGATCAGTGAATCCAGTCTTCCGATTAATTTTTGCCCTAGGCTTCTTGCGAGGTACTTTGATGCTAATTGCCATGTTATAATTTCCTTTCGTGTTTGATTTAAATATACTATACACTACTTATAGTTTTTTGTCAAATATTATAGTGGAACGGCTTCATATAAGCGTTTTTGCTTGATATTCCACCTTTCAACGATAGGATTACCATCATCATCTTCATTAACCACGATATATGCAACGCCTTTCTTGACATTAGCATAACGATACCCATAATCAAACGATGATCTCTCTGTTACCCATACTAAATGAGGATATGCATCAAGATACGGGATTTTTGATTCATCTAAGTTCTTAGAAAATTCAAATAAGTTGTCAGTTGTCTTTTCTCTAAAACAACCTAGAATTGAACTGTCACCCTTGTCAAAATAAACAGATGAATGTGCAAATGCCATAATTATACTCCCTTTGTGTTGTATGTCTTACCATCATTGCTTAGAGGAGACATTTAGCGTACTGTAGCGACTGTTTATGCAGTACTACAGTGACAAATATAAACCAGTTTCTTTTTCAATTAAATCTTGCATCATATCACAGTATATTCCATCATGTGATGCAACTTCTGCGATCTTAACACCCCAAATCTTACTAAATGTAATGTCGTATGTATCCATAGAGTTTAAAGCAACCTTAACATGGTTAACTCTCTTACTTCCTCTAATGCGAAAAGAAAGATCATTGCCACTAGTGGCTAAATTCTTAGCACCCATCATATATAATGCTTTGTTACCGATTTGGTTTCTAATAATAGAAGCAACTTGTGACATAATGTTTCTCTCTTTGATTAATTAACCTACTTAACTATTATAGCAAGATGCCTTGCATTTGTCAAGTGTTTTTGAAATCTTTTTGCATAAATACTCTATATATAAGGAGTAATCTATGCCTCGTTTAAGTCTCTATCGTGCGACAAAAACCAATGACTTTAACTTTCATGACAGAACCATCAGAGAACAGTTTGATATTGGTGGCACTGCGATACATGTTCATAAATATCTTGGACCCAAAGAAACTATCAATAGTGATGACCCAACTGAACCAAATTATGGTACTGGTCTTGAACTTGATCCCACACTTGGCATTGAGATAAATCCTGACGGATTTATTAATGAAACTAAGATACAAGACTTGTTGTTTATGGAAAATCGTGATCGTAAATATGATCCAGACGTTTTTGAATTACGTGGTGTATACAACGTAACAGACAATGATTTTGACTTAACACAATTTGGTCTATTCTTGACTAATGACACAATGTTTATCACATTTCATACAAATGATATGGTATCAAAAGTTGGTAGAAAATTAATGCCGGGCGATGTACTAGAATTACCTCATTTACGAGATGATCTTTTACTAAACCATGACAGGAATGCTATAAATAAATTTTATGTTGTGCAAGATGCTAACCGTGGCAGTGAAGGTTACAGTCAAACATGGTATAGTCATATTTGGCGTGTAAAAGTAACACCATTGACCGATACACAAGAATATGCAGATATATTAGGAACAGCCGATGATCCAAATAGTTTGAAACAGGATTTAAGTTCATATAAAACAGAGATAAATATTTCTAATGCTATTATACAAAGTGCTGAATTGGATGACCCATTAGGAATTCCATTAGTTAGTCATTTGTTTGGTGCTGCACCGACTGATACCGAATATGATCATGGTGAAGTATTAGAAAAAGGCGATCAATTCCCACAAATGCCAAACGATGGTGAATATTTCATAAGAGAAGATTTCACTCCAAACCGCTTATTCGTATACCGTGGCAGTCGTTGGCAGAGATTGTATGACAATATAACCGATTCTACTTGGTCTGATAGAACATTCAATGCAAGTGGATTTATAGACAATAAAGCAACAACTGTTGTAGACAATAAAGAAGTGCCCGAAAGACAGGCACTATCAGATGTAATCAAACCAAAGAGTGATTTTTAATTATGGCACAATATTTTTATGATAGACAAATTCGTCGATATATACAACAGTTCATCAGATTATTTGGTGGATTTGATGTACAAATGGGAATCAACGATCAAAAGATGCCCATATACCAAACTGTACCAGTTAGATATGGTGACACAAATCGCATGGCTGCACATATTACTCGCGAAAATAGTGAGAATGTAATAAACACTGTTCCATTCATATCTTGTTATGTAACTGCGCTTGACATGGCTCCTGAACGTAGAATGAACCAGACACATGTAGATAAAGTACAGGTATATGAAAAAGAAATAGACGAGACAACAGGTGAATACACAGGTAAAGTCGGTAATAGGTATACAGTAGAGCGACATATGCCAGTTCCTTATAACCTAACTATGAATTGTGATATATGGTCATCAAACACAGATCAGAAATTACAATTGCTTGAACAAATAATGGTATTGTTTAATCCTACGTTGAATATTCATACCACCGACAATCCACTTGATTGGTCAAGTCTTGCATATGTTGAAATGAAGAATTCTCAATGGTCAAGTCGTAGTGTAGGTGCAAGTGTTGATGATATCATTGATGTTAGCACACTGACATTTGAAATGCCGATATTTATTAATCCCCCTGCAAAATTAAAGCAGCAAAAATTGATTTATACCGTAATCAATCAATTATATAATTTAGATGATGTTAATCTTGACGCATTTAATGAAAAAGAAGAATTTGATAAATCTTCACTACAATATGTAACAGTTACATTAGATGATATGAAAATTAAATTTGATAATAACAAAGCATATTTACTAAATGAATCTGGTACTAATTTAGATGCGGAAAGTGTACTTCTTGATTGGTCTACGTTCCTTACACCATTTGGTGAATTACGAGAAGGCATTAGTCAAATTCGTATACGAAAATCAAGTGCGCCTAACGTAGTAGATAACGATATTATTGGTAGACTTAGTTTTGATGAAGGTAATGTAAATGCACTTAATGTAGATATAGATACTAGTACATTACCAACAAACACATTGACTGCTGTTAATGGCGTATTAGACCCATTACAAAATTATCCAGGCGATGGATCGGTTGCTGCTGCTGTTATTGGTGCTAGATATATTATTACCAATAATATTCCAGGCGGACCACTATGGGCTGGACTAAATGCATACACTAACGACATTATCGAATATAACGGATCAATATGGACAATATCATTTGACAGTAATGCAGTAACTACTCAACAATATGTAGAAAATATACTTTCTGATGACCAATTGGAATGGACAGGCACCGAATGGATTAATAGTCATGAAGGAATATATAACTCAGGATTCTGGCGACTTTATCTATGATCAAATATGGATAAGTTACATGCAAGTGGGTGCATATTTTTAAGTATAGACACTGGAAGAGTATTACTACAACAACGTAGTGAGAAATCTAGTCATCCGCGTACTTGGGGATTCTTTGGTGGTAAAGGTGAAGAGGGAGAGCGTCCATTAGAAACTTTACTACGAGAACTTGAAGAAGAAGTCGGATTATTGCCTGATGTTGAGAAAATATATCCACTGAATAAGTTTATATCACCTGATAGTAGATTTGAATATAATACATTTGCGGTTGCTGTATTTGAAGAATTTATTCCACAACTTAATAACGAAAGTGATGGGTTTTGTTGGGTTAAGATAAACAACTGGCCTCGTCCTCTGCATCCAGGAACAAAGGCACAATTATACAATAAAGAGATAGTTAAGAAAATTAGAACCATACATCAAACTAGTTCAATTAATGGTTCTAATTGGTTAGATACTCTTTAACCTGCTTCTAATGCTTCAATACGAGCAATTAACTCTTGAATGGTTGCTGTTAATAGTGGAACCAACTTAGATTGGTCAATGCCCTGCATATCTGGAACTGAGCGTGTACCCATGACTGCTGCTGTAGTCTCGTTACCTTCATCGTCTAAGACTGCTGGAGTTACTTCATACTCTTCGTCCTTCATAGCATCTTTCGTGCCTGTGACTGCGTCTGGTACTACTTCTGCTAGTTCATGTGCAAGGAAGCCATTGACGTTACCGCCAGCAATCCAATCAAAGTTACAAGGCTTGAGTAGCTTAGTCTGTGCTGTTGCACCTGACATTGGTGTGACGTTTTCTTTAAGGCGATAGTCTGAGGATGTGTTGTAGGCTGTTGATGAACCATTTGTAGAAATATAGCCTGTCATTCCATTTGGATTATAGAAATGAATCAGCCCAACTGTACCTGTTGATGATGTTTTACACTCCAAAACATCTCTATCGGCATTGCTAACGGCAACACTTAAACCATGAGAATTATTTTCTATATTATTCTTAAATCTAACAACACCAGCACTGTCTATCCGCATTCTCTCAGCGTTACTGGTTGTGCCAAAAATACCGCTTCCAGACGACACCCCTGTATACATTCTGATCGCACCATCACCAGATGTTGCCGCTAAGACTAAATCATTGGATACACCGCCTGTGGATGATTGCTGAATAACGGGTAAAAAACCCTGTGATGATGCGGTAGATTTGCCAAATATGAGCTTACTGTCTGCTGAAACTGCTGTTGAGCCACCTACTTGAAGCTGACTAAGGGGTGCTGTGGTTCCAATGCCCACGTTATCATTCACATCTATAGTGATTGCAGTACTCGTTGCATTATCATCAATGCCTGTAGACTCAAAGCCAGAAATAACGCCTGTCATAATACCACCAGTTCTTGGTAAAGCTGCGTCTGCGGTTACACCATCTGCTGCTACATCACGACTATCAAATGTAGAACTAGTAGTGAGCGCGCCATCGTCTGAATCAAGTTGTATACCTCCTAAGCCATTGGTGTCTAATACTGTTTGATTACCTATTTTAAATGCCACGTTGTCTCTCCCTTGTATGTGTAATTGAAACATTTAGTTTGTCTCAATATTAATTCGTTTACTTTTAGTATTTATCTTTTTTAAATCATATGTATAGTTCATTAATTTAGATCAAAAAAAAGACCCCTTTCGGAGTCTTTTATCATCTTTGTTCGTCTTAGTAATAAATTACTATATTATAACGATTAAATGTTGATGTAAGTCGAGATTACTTTAACTGTTGCTGTTACAGAAGCAGTAGTATAAGTAAGTTGAACAGTGCCTGCACTCATTGATACAGATGCATCACCGATTAAAGCAGCGCCTGTATAAACCATTCCGAATTCAGTGATATATGCTGCTGACCCGTCATGAACAACTAATGCTTCACGAACTTCGTATTCACCAGATACGCTATCACTAACTTGGATAACATACTTAGCAGAACGATAGATTGATCCGTCGAATGTATCGACAATATCACCACCAGTAGTTGCTGAAACGTTACCAGACTGAATGAATGGCTTAACATCTGCTGCTAACTTCTCAGAAGTAACTGCACCTGCTTGAACCGTATAACCAGTTTGATGACCTACAAGAACTGCTTGTGTTCCAGTTGGTATTGCACCTGCGGTGAATGTAATCGTTTGAGCAACCGAGTTAACAGTATAGTGAGATGATGGATCTTGAATAACACCACCAACGAATACCATTACGTCTTCTGCTGTACCAATTTCGAATGTTACTGCGAATGTAGTTGTTACATCATCGCCATTCAATGTTTGACGCTGTACGTCTGACACTAAAAGACCAGTAGGATCAACAAGAACCATACCAGTTCCGGCTGGGTTAACTACTGCAATATAGTTAGCAGTCGCAGAATAATCAGTTTCAGTACCTTCAAAGTCAGATAATTCTAAGAATGACTTCTGTGTATCAACAGTAACAACACCATTTGCGTAAGATACGCGACCTGTTCCTTCTGTGTCAACTACTGAGATTGCGCCTTGTGCACGAGCATCAGTGAAGTATAAGTTAGTTGTACCTTCTGTTAAACTGTCTGTGTTAGTAGTACTAATATCAGATGATGAAATTAAACCATCAACGTAAGACTTAGATGCTGCATCTGTTGCTGCACTAGGAGTTGCCAAGCCAGAGATGACGTTAGAACCCATGTTTAGTACACCAGACATTGTTGAACCAGATTTTGCAACCTTAGTATCAATATCAGACTGAAGAATGCCTTCTGCGGTAAGTGCACGAGTTTCCTCGCTTGATATAGCGTTTGCGTTTGTAAGTTCTGCTGCACGTGCTAAGAGTGCTTCTGCTACAATATCGTCAGCATTTGCAACTTCTGCAAGTCCTGCACGAATTGCTTCTGCTGTAATATCGTCTGCGTTAGCAGTAATAAGTCCAGATAAACCACTGTCTGCTGATTGGAATGCTGACAGCAATTCACTCAATGAATCTAATGCTACTGCATCCGTGTTTGAAGTTATGAAGTCAATTCGACCACCTAACGCAACATCTGCTGAATTACGATCTAAAAGTTCTTGTGCTAAATCATTTGTAACCGAAGTCACATTACCAGTAAGAACAAGTTCTGCTGCAACTGCACGATCACGCTCAGTTACTACTGCTGCTGCGTTAACACCTTCTGCTGCTGTTGCACGAGATACTTCTGCTGTAATTGCTCCGTCGTTAACAACTTCTGCTGCTGCTGCGCGATCTACTTCTGCTTTTAGTGCTGCATCAAGTTTCATGTCTGCACTTGCGAGTGAAGTTGCAGTATCGTGATAGTTTGATGTAGTAGGAGCAACATATGCACCTGTGACTGATAAACCAGCGCCAGACTGTGTAGCAGTGATTTCTGTCAAGTTAGATGCGATATCTGTTGCCAAACCACCCTCTACGCCAGTTGCGCGAGATACTTCTGTACTAATTGCTGTTGCGTTAGTACCTTCTGCTGCACGTGCTGTGCTTGCTTCTGCTGCAATTGCATTAGTTACAACAAGTTCTGCTGCAATAGCACGACCCTTTTCTGCAAAAACTGCTGCATCAAGTTTCATGTCTGCATCAGCTAGTGACGATGCGGTGTCATGATGATTAGAAGTAGTAGGAGCAACATATGCACCTGCTGCTGATAAGCCTGCACCAGTTTGTGAAGCATTTAATTCATTTTGAATTAAAAGATCGGCTGCTATATAGTCTATGCGGACCTGTGTGTCATTGCCTGATACGTCATTAGTCAATGTTAGTTCTGCTGCTTCTGCACGATTTTTTTCTGTTACAATTGCTGTTGCATTAGTAACAATAGCTGCTTCGGCTGTATCAAGGTCTGTTTGAATATTACCTAAACCAGATACGCTAGAAGCGTCAAGTTCGTTGATCGCTGCTGTTACAGTTTGTGCGCTAGTAGACAATGCTGCTACGCCCATAGTTAATTGTAGAGCATCTACGTTACCTTCTTCTGTAGTAACACGTGTTGCCAATGCACCTTCTGCATTAGTTGCACGAGTTTCTTCATCAGTGATAGCGGTAGTATTTACACCTTCTGCTAACATTGCGCGAGTTCTTTCAGTTGTCACGGCTGTTTGGTTAAGTCCTTCTGCTGCACGTGCTGTGACTGCTTCTGCACTAATTGCTGCTGTATTCGCCTGAACAGTAGAAAGTGTTGAACTGTCTGCTGCGGTGAAT